AGGCTTGGAGTTAGATAGACGTTTAACTAAAACTAAACTAATTGCACAATTAGAAGGGCAAGTTCAATGAAAAAGAAAAAGACTGGTAAAGGTTTATATGCAAACATTCATGCGAAAAGAAAACGTATAGCTGCTGGTAGTAATGAAAGAATGAGAAAGAAAGGTGCTAAAGGCGCACCAACAGCTGGTCAATTTAAAGAAGCAGCAAAAACTGCAAAAAAACCAAAGAAAAAGAAAAAATAATGACAGAAAAAGAAAGAATAGAGAATAAATTAAAAAAATATGGTCTTAAGGGAACCAATATACCAAAAAGAACAAGTAAACACCCTACAAGTTCTCATGTCGTATTAGCTAAAGAAGGTAGTCAAGTAAAACTTATTAGATTTGGTCAACAAGGTATAAGCGGAGCAGGCGCAGACCCAAAAACACAAAGAGGTAAAGATAGACAAAAAAGTTTTAAAGCAAGAATGGCGAAACATATTGCAAAAGGTAAGATGAGTGCAGCATATTGGGCTGACAAAGTGAAATGGTAAGCTAGTATGTGAACAAATTTACCTTGCGGGTATGTCTGAAGAATTACAGCAAGAGGCTGCGCCTACTGCTAACAACAATGAAGAGTTACTAACTCAAATTAAAACTCTAGAGAGTCGTATTGAAGCAACGGACTCTAAAAACAAACAATTATTAGACGAAAAGAAAAAGTATCAGCAGCTAGAGCAAACGCTATCTTCAATGCCTGATGGTACAGATGTACAAAAACTACTAGAGTTTAAACAAAAGGCTGAACAAGCGGAACTGGAGGCTAAAGGAAAGTACTCTGAAGCGCTACAGGCAAGAGATCAGCAATTTAGAGATGCAAGTGCAACAAAAGATGAACAGATTAAAAAATTAGAAGGCAGAGTAAAAGAATTAGAATTAATTAGCCCAACTGTCTCTGCTTTAGCTGAAGTAGTCCATGACCCTGACATGGTTATGAAAACAAAACTAAGCATAGATCAAATTAAAAGAAAAGAAGATGGCACAGTAGTAGTTGTTGACGGATATGAAGAAACACCAGTTGCTAAGTGGGCTGAGAGCTTACCCGATTGGTTAAAGAAAACAAATACAGCAAGTGGTTCAGGCGCACCGATAGCAAAACATACATCAGGAAAACTACCAATAGGAATGGAAAAAAATCCATTTGAAAACGGAGGTAATCTTACAGAGCAAACGAGATTATGGAATTTAGATAGAGCTTTATACGAAAGATTAAGAGACCAAGCAAAGAAATAGTTGTTAATTTTAGTGTTTTCTGGTTATTATGAACTGTAACTAGACTAGGCTGCGCCAAAGTCTGTAGGGCTGCGCCCGCTATATTGTAAACATTTATTCAGGTTTTTTTCATGGCCACTCTCAGGAGTGATGTGATTATCCCAGAGGTATTTACTCCATACGTCATAGAACAAACGACTGCAAGAGATGCATTTCTGCAGAGTGGTGTTGTTCAACCTATGGCAGAGCTAAATGCTACTGAGGGTGGTGATCTCATCAATGTACCTTTTTTCTCAGCAAACTTAAGCGGAGATTTCGAGGTTTTATCTGATTCAAGTTCTCTTACACCCGGAAAAATTACAACTGACAAACAAGTTGGTGTGATTTTACATAGAGGTAGAGCATTTGAATCTAGAGATTTAGCTGCATTAGCAGCGGGTTCAGATCCAATGGGCGCAATAGGCCAGAAGATCGGAGCTTATATTGCTAACCAAAGACAGAAAGATTTACTTGCTTGTTTATCTGGTGTTTTTGGCACAGTAAATACTACTGACTCTAACGCTGCATTTTTTGGCTTAACAATAGATGGTGGTTCAGGAGATACACCAACTGTTTTGAGTCCAAGACACGTTGCTAAAGCTAAAGCATTGTTAGGAGATCAAGGAGACAAACTAGCAGCTGTATGTATGCATTCTGCTGTGTATTACGATTTAGTCGAGCGCAAATTAGTTGACTACGTTCTTGCCACTGATGGTAATGGCGGTTCAGCTACTGCATCTGGCGGTACAATTACACCAGCTTATGGCGGTGGAAATGATACTGTCCCTACATATTGCGGATTACGAGTTATCGTTTCTGACGATGTAGCAAAAGTAGGTTCAGGCTCTTCCAGCGAATACTCTACTTACTTCTTTACAGCAGGCGCTGTTGCAAGTGGTGAGCAAGCTGGTCTACAGACTGAAACAGATAGAGATATTCTTGCAAAGTCAGACGCTATGTCTATCGACTTGCACTATTGCTATCACCCTATTGGTTCTAAGTGGGCTGTTACTACAACAAACCCAACTCAGGCACAACTTGAAACTGTAAGCAACTGGTCGAAAGTTTACGAAACAAAAAACCTAGGGATTGTTAGAGCTACTAACATTTCTACTATGGATTAACTGAGGTAAATTATTATGCCAAGTTTATTTGAAGCTGCTGCAGGCTCTGCTTTAGGAGTTGTAACAGCACAAACAGGTTCTGTGACTCAAGCAACCAGTAAAGCTACTGGTGTGACATTAAATAATGTCGCTGGCGCGATCACATTGAACAATGCTGCATTAGCTGCTGCTGCTGAAGTTACTTTCACTGTTACTAACTCAAAAGTTAGTTCAGGGGACGTAGTTTTAGTGAATCATGGTTCTGCTGGTACAGCTGGAACTTATATTGTTCAAGCTAATACTATTGCTGATGGGTCTTTTAAGATTTCTGTTGGTAATGTATCTGGCTCTTCAGCTAGTGAAGCTATCGTCTTGAACTATATGGTTTTCAAGGCTGGTTAATGGGAATATTTGCGTTTAAACGTAAGCGAGAACAGGAGGCTGCAAAAGTGGCCTCTGTTCCCATTAAAACTACAAAGGTTAAACGAACTAAAGTAAATGGCGATCACAATAGTAGAAACAGTAAGCAGCGCAACAGCAAATAGCTATCAGACTCTAGCCGATGCACAGGCATTTATAGATGGTTTGGTGGAAGATGATGACGTGGCTGCATGGTCTAGCGCTACAACAGACCAGAAAAACAGAGCATTATTTACTGCAACTAAAAGGATAGATAGAGAAAGATTTATAGGAGCAAAAGCAAAACAAGATCAGGCACTTCAATGGCCAAGACAAGGTGTAAGAAAACCAGATACATTTACAAGTACTTATACCAGTGGATATCCTTATAGAATTACAGCTGATTATTATACGGAAACAGAAATACCACTAGAAGTAAAAGAAGCACAAGCAGTACTGGCGGTATATCTAAACAACAATAAAGATGGATTAGGATTATCTGGTTTAGAGGACTACAAAGACATAAAGATTGGTAGTCTAGAGGCAACACCTAATTTTTATGGTGCTGTTGGTGCTGATCGAGTACCGCCACTATTTGAAAGGTTGTTTACTGGTCTTAGGATTAGTGGACCCGCAAACGTATCTATTAAAAGGAGTTAACAATGAGCTACTATTCTGCAGCTAAAATTATCACTGACCAAAATGCACATACAGGAAGGTTTCAATGTGTAAAAGCATTACAAGATACAGTAATAGCTACATTAGTTTCTGAAAATATATCTGGAACTAAGAGTAGCGTTACAATTAATTCTAATTGCTCTATAGAGGGAGTAATTACAAGCATAACTTTAGCAAGTGGCTCTGTTGTAGCTTATTCTGTGTAATGGGTATTGCTTCTTCACTAAAAAAAGCATCTTCAAAGGCTCTAATAAAGCTAGGAGGAGATGTAACCATTAAAAGGTCTACTACTAGCGCCTATGATATGAATAGCGGAGAAATTAGGAAAAACGAAACAAGCACTACTGTTAAAGGTTTTTTAGAAAACGTAGTTCAAAGAGAAGTTAATGATCTAGTTACAGGCCAAGATAAAAAATTAACAATATCTGCTCAAGGGTTAGAATTTGTGCCAAAACCAAAAGACTATGTAGTTATTGCTTCTGTTGAATACAAAATAATCCAAATAGATACGAATGAATTGAATAATATAGCGATTAGCTATGAACTTTATTTGAGAGGGTAGCCCGATGATGATAATACCCCCAGAAAGAATAGGCGGTCACATGGAATTTCAAATAAACCAACTTTTAAGGGCAGTAGTTATAGAAAGTGACGCGAGAGCTAAATTAGGTAGTCCAGTAGATACAGGAAGATTTAGGTCAGATTGGCAAATTGGAGAGAACGACCCTGACGGAAAACCAAATATTGATGGACCTTTTTCTAAAGGCATTACACCACCGAAAGGCACTAATTATGCTGCTGGTTTCGATGAAAAAATTGGCAATGTTTATCATATACACAATAATTTACCTTATGCAGAGGCGCTTTCAGGAACAGGTCAGGGCATACCAAGATCATGGAAGGCTGCAGGTCTTACAGGCAGCAAACAACAAAGCGGTGCATGGGTAGATGTCATTTCTAAAGATATGACAAATTGGGCGCAACAAGAATATCAAAAAATTCTGAGGAGAACATAATGGCTGCTGTAGATTTAAACGATATTAGAAAAACTATAGAAGGTCGTCTTAACGATGAATTACAAGCAGCACCAATAATTCCTGTAGTTTTTGCAAATCAAAGTTTTGATCCAGATTCCAACAGTAGTTTTGTTCAATGTTTATTAGCGTTTGGGGAAGATGAGTACTTAAGTCTTGGTGGTACAACTGATTCAAGTAATCGGCTTGTAGGTGCTGTTACAATAAATATATTTACTGGACAAAACATAGGAGCGGGTAGCAACTATGTAATCGGTAATAGAATACGCGATTTGTACAATCGACAAGTCGTGTCAGGAGTTGTGTTTGATCCTATTATTGGACCTACTCTTATATCTAATCCTGTACCTGAAGGATTTTTCCAAACTCAAATTCGTATGACTTTTGAGGCTTATGAGGACTTATGACTGAAATTACTGAAGAAATGCTTGACGCAATCGAAAAGGTAAAAGGCAAGCGTAACCCAGAACTCTGGGATCCACGTTGTAAGCAGTATATGGCTGCTCAACAAACAAAGAAAACATCAACTACTGTTAATCCTAAATCTTAGGGTTAATATGTAGACAATTACCCAAACTTAAATCATGGCATTTTTTCGTGGTGAAGAGGGTTCAGTTAAGTTTATCAATGGTTCAGGTACAGCCGAAACTATTGTTAGTACAAGAAACTGGTCTCTCACTGTAAATAAAGAGCTTTTAGAGTGTACCGATCATGGCGACACTACTAGGGCTTATGTAGGTGGATTAGTTTCTGCTACTGGTAGTGTAGAACTTCTATATACTGCTGCAACTGGAAACCACACAGAAACTTTAGTAGAAGATTGTTTGACTGCAGAAGATGCGGGAGACGCCCAATTCGAGTTATTTCTTGATACGTCAGGCTCTAAAAAACTTTCTTTTAATGGAATCGTTACAAGTACAGACTTTAGCGCTAACATAGGAGACTTAGAAACCATTACAGTATCATTTACCGCGAATGGTGCTATTACTTCTGCTGTTTAACTTATGACAACAAATCCTCGCACAGTTGACCTACTAACAACCGCTTTTGACGTTAGGGAAAGACGACACTATGAACTAAAAAATGAAGCTGGTCAGAAAATAGTCGACTTATATTTCAGGCCACTAACAAGGTCTGACAGAATCGCTGCAAATGCTGCTACAAATAGTGCAGACGCACTAGCAATTAGTACGCGTTTGTTATGCCAACTTGCAGAGTTAGAAAATGGTACAAAAGCTTTTGCTTTAGCTGATGCACCAAAACTACAACGTGAGTTACCAGAGAAAATTTTAAACGAACTTGAATTATTCTTGTTTGGTTTAGAAAATCAACCTGAGTTAGGCGAAGCAAAAAACGCTTAGAGCAAGATAGTTGGCTTAACTTTGAGTTTTTCTTATCTTGCGAACTAGGTATGACAGTTGGAGAACTTAGGACAAGATTAACTGACAGAGAATTTATTTTCTATGCAGCTTATTTTGAACTAAAGTCAGAAAGAGAAAAGCGACACATTGAGGAATCAAAGGCGCGATCTCGTTAATTAATCAGGTAAATTTGTGGCTATTTCAAATATAGACCTGAGAGTTAATTCCCAAAATGCAGTAAGGAATTTACGTCAGGCGCAAACAGCATCAAATCAATTAACTAAAAGTGTTGGCGGTTTAGGTCGTGCATTTGGATTATTAACTGGTGGATTATTAGTAGCAGGCGCTGTAAGAAATTATTTTAAAGGTTTTAACGAAGCGGAGAGAGCAAGAACAGCGGTAAAAACATTAGGAGTAGATGTTGAAGCATTATCAAATAATCTTTTACATTTAAGTAATAGTTTAGAGGGCGCATATTCTCAAACAGAATTATTAGCAGCTAGTTATGACGTAGCTTCTGCTGGTTTTACGAATGCTTCAGACGCTGCACAGATATTAGAGGCTTCAGCTTTGGGTGCTGTTGGTGGAATGTCTGAGCTAGGTACAGTTTCTGATGCGGTTACAAGTGTTTTAAATGCTTTTGGACTTGAATCTGATAAGGCAGCAAAAATAGTAGATGGATTTATACAAACTCAGAATGATGGTAAAATTATTGTTGACCAATATGCTAGACAGATAGGTAGAATCGCACCTACAGCAAGTGCAGCGGGTATAAGTATTGATGAATTAAATGCTGCAATAGCTACAATTACAGCGCAAGGTGTACCAGTAGAACAGACATTCACAGGATTAAACCAAGCAATCGTATCAATATTAAAACCTACAGGAGAAGCGGAGAAGATAGCTAAAAAACTAGGAATATCATTTAATGCAGCAGCATTAGAGTCAAAAGGTTTTGAAGGGATATTGTCAGAAATCGCTGGCAGTGGTGCGACAACAGAACAATTAGCAAAACTCTTTGGAAGTGTTGAAGCTATGAAAGCTGTATTCCCATTAATTAATGATGATCTTGTCAAATTTAACGAAAATTTATTGAATCAAGCTAACGCTTCAGGAGTGGCACTAGATGCTACCAATGAGTTTCAAAGTACTTTGTCTCAGCAGTTTAGTAATCTTGTAAAGCAAATTGGTAATTTAGTGCGTATTTTAGACAAGGCTTTGGGACCAGCATTGAAAGATATTTTAGGAACTGTTGGAGAAATTGTTACAAAATTTTCTGAAGCTATATCTTTAATGCAAGATTTGAATTTAGGCGAGGGCGCAAGACAACTTGCTTTAGGTGGTACGCAAATGACTTTTGGAATGGAGTCAGCTGCTTTAGATAAATTTCAAAAAGCATTAACTACGTTTGATCCTGAAAGTTCAAACGATATTGGCCAGCTTGAAAGAATGAACAAAATAATTCAAAAAATACAAAATCAAACAACTAGAACTAGGTCTGGTGGACCAAATACACAACAGGCAGAAGATATACAAGGAATGGCAATGGATTTAATAACACGAATACAATTAAAAATGGACGAATTAAGGGCTGAAGAAGGTATAACAGATGAACTCACAAAACAAGTAGACCCTACAAAAGAGAGATTGAGTTTAATTGACCAAATATTAAACAAAAATAGCCAAGAATATGACAAAGTACAAGAACTAACAAAACTATATACAAATATGTCAATGACAATACGAACTGGTTTAGTAGATGCGATAGAAGGGGCAATAAATGGTACAAGAACTCTTGGTGATGTGGCTAGAAGTGTCTTTAGTCAGATTCAGAGGTCTTTGATTGAATATGGAGTTAATGCATTTCTGGGGAGCTTGGGAGGCGGTATTGGTAAATTCTTTGGTTTAAGCGGTGGCAGAGCAAATGGCGGTGCAGTAATGAGAGGTTCTTCTTATATGGTTGGAGAACGTGGACCCGAGATATTTACACCTAGCTCTAGCGGTATGATCTCAAGCGGTGGTAGTACGAATGTAGTTGTAAATGTAGATGCTTCTGGTTCTTCTGTTGAAGGAGACGAAGATCAAGGTAGAGAACTTGGCCGACTTATATCAGTTGCAGTACAATCTGAAATATTATCTCAACAAAGACCCGGAGGATTACTTGCATAATGGCTACGTTTCCCTCAATAAAACCTAGTTACGGCCAACAAAAAAGATCCGCACCTAATACCAGAACTATTCGTTTTGCTGATGGTTATGAACACAGAATTTTATTTGGATTAGCAGAACATCAAAATCCAAAAATTTATAATTTAACTTTTAACGTATCAGAAACAGAGGCAGATACTATAGAAACTTTTCTTGATGCCAGAGCAAACGATAGTGCTAGCTTTGATTTTGAAGCAGCTGGAGAAACTGCATCACAGAAATTTGTTTGCGAAACTTGGAACAAATCTATACCATATAACAATAGAGCTACAATACAAGCAACATTTAGAGAAGTATTTGAACCATGAGTACTGCTCCGATTATTACTGATCTACAAAAGATCAATCCATCAGCAATAATTGAACTTTTTAGTTTAACTCTTGACAGCACACTACATGGTGCTTCAACTGTTTATAGATTTCATAATGGATCTAATTTAGTTTCTAGTGGAGATATTGTTTGGGCTGGTAATACTTATGTAAAAATGCCAATACAGGCCGAAGGCTTCGCATTCAGAAAGGGTCAACTCCCGAGACCTGTTTTGACTGTTAGTAATGCACTTGGAACTATCACAGCAATTTTATTAAGTGTCAACCAAACAACTACTGGAAATGATTTGACAGGGGCTACTGTAACAAGAATAAGGACTTTAGCTAGATATTTAGATGCAGTAAATTTTTCTGGAGGTACAAATCCATTAGGAACACCAGATCCTACAGCGGAATTTCCACAAGAAATTTATAAAATTGATAGAAAATCATCAGAAAACAGAGAAGGTGTACAGTTTGAATTAGCAGCAGTGTTTGATCTCGCTGGTATTAGAGTGCCTAAAAGACAATGCACTAGAACAGAATTTCCCTCTATCGGTACGTTTATAGCATGAATTGGAAAGAAGAAGCACTTATTCACGCGAAAAACCAAGATCCTAAAGAATGTGTTGGGCTTTTATTGAATATTCGAGGTAAAGAAAGATATTTCCCCTGTCGTAATCTATCCATGACAGCACACCAATGTTTTATTTTAGATCCAGAGGATTATGTAAAAGCAGATAACTTAGGAGAAATAACAGCTATTGTTCATAGTCATCCTTCTACACCTCCTACCGCTAGTCAGGCAGATCAAATTAGTTGTGAACAAAGTAATTTACCTTGGCATATTGTTAATCCAAAAACAGAACAATGGGGATATTGTGAACCTTGTGGATATAACCCACCTTTACTTGGTAGACCCTGGGTTTGGGGTGTTACTGATTGTTGGAGTTTAGCAAGAGATTGGTATAAAGAAGAAAAAGGTATTGAACTTAAAGATTGGGATAGACCTATAACACCAGAAGAGTTTGTTAGTAATCCTTTATTTGAAAGTTGTGCTTGGAGAACTGGTTTTAGAGAACTTAGACCAGATGAAAAATTAATAAATGGCGATGCACTGTTGATGTCTATTGGATCTACTGGTTTAAATCATGTAGCTATTTTTTTAGATGGAGAGGTTTTACATCATTTAACCGATAGACTCTCTTGTAGAGAACCTTATTCTCAATGGTTATTAAAATGTACAGGCGGGAGGTATCGTTATGTTGCGTAAACTAAAGTTATATGGCGAACTTGCAGAGTTTGTAGGACATAAAGAATTTGAAATACAAGTAGACAGTCTTGCTAAAGCAGTAAGTTTTCTTGTTAATAACTTTCCGCAGATAGAGAAATATATGAATCCTAAATATTATCAAGTTAAAGTTGGTAATTATGCTGTGGATCAAGAAGAAATACATCACCCAATAGGACAGGAAGATATACATATTGTTCCTGTTATTAGTGGTGCTGGTAGAGGGTTAGGAAAAATATTGTTAGGTGCAGCTTTGATAGCTGGGGCATTTTTTATGCCTATAACAGTACCTTATGCTCCCTTGAGTTTTAGTTTAAAAACTGGTTTTGTTGGTGGTTCTCTTCTTGCTAAAAGTATGGTTTATTTAGGATCTGCTTTAGTTCTAAGTGGTGTAAGTGATATGTTATTTCCTGTACCAAAACCTAAAGAATTTAAGTCAGAGCAAGATCCACAGTTATCATTTAGTTTTTCTGGCGCTCAAAATACCTCGAGAGCAGGTACTCCGGTTCCGATAGTGTATGGAGAAATTGTTACAGGATCAGTTGTTATAAGTGGTTCTGTTGATACTCAGCAGGTACAGGCATGACAGATAAACCTAAAATTATTAGAGGTGCTAAAGGTAGTCCCCCACCTCCACCCCAACCGACTAGAACACCTGATACTTTACATAGTAGACAGTTTGCTACGTTTTTAGATTTAATCTCTGAAGGGGAAATAGAAGGCTATGCTTCTGCTTCAAAAGAAGGCTTAACACAGGGAACAACTGCATATAATAATGCTGCTTTAAAAGATGTATTTTTAAATGACACTCCAGTTTTAAAATCTACAGCTAATTCTGCTTCTCCAGCTACGACTGACTTTAACTTTCAAGATGTAACATTTAATCCTCGTTTTGGTACATCAGGCCAAACAAAAGTTGAAGGTATTGAAAGTAGTTCTTCTATAACAGCAGTAGGAGTAACTGTAACTGCATCCACTCCTGTAACAAGACAGATTACCAACTCGAATGTTGATGCAGCTAATATAACAATTACTGTTCCCCAATTACAGAAAGCAACAGATCAGGGAGATTTACTTGGTTCATCTATTTCTTTTAAAATTGCTGTTCAATATAACTCTGGTGGTTTTACTGATATTATTACTGACACTATTACAGGAAGAACTGCTGATGCGTACCAAAGAGATTACAGAATAAATCTTACTGGTGCCTTTCCTGTTGATATTAGAGTTAGTAGAGTTACAGCCGATAGTTCAGATTCTAGTTTGCAAGACGCATTTCAATGGACAAGTTTTGGAGAAATAATAGATGATGCCTCTACTTATGCTAATAGTGCTTATGCTTCTCTTCGATTGGACTCTATGCAATTTCAATCAATTCCTAGTAGAAAATATCGTATTAGGGGAATAAAGATAAGGATTCCAGCAGCAGGCGCTAATAGTTCTGGTACACCTACTGTTGATAGTACAACTGGTCGTATTGTTTATCCCGATGGTTATATTTTTAATGGAGTTATGGGTGCTGCTCAATGGTGCTCGTGTCCAAGCATGGTGCTACTGGACTTGCTTTTGGACACACGCTATGGATTTGGCAACCATATAACAGAAAGTTCTCTTGATTTGTTCTCTTTTGTTACTGCTAGTAAATATGCAAATACATTGGTATCAGATGGTTTTGGAGGACAGGAAGCTAGATTTAGTTGTAATGTAAATATTCAATCATCTAGTGAAGCATTTGATATTATAAACGAATTATCAGGTGTAATGAGATGTATGCCGATATGGTCTGCTGGTAGTATTCTTCTTGCACAGGATAGTCCAAAAGATGCAAGTTATTTGTTTAATTTATCTAACATAACTTCCGAAGGATTTAGTTATTCAGGTAGTAGCTTAAAAACCAGAAATACTGTTGTTTCTGTTTCTTATTTCAATATGGATAGTAGAGAAATAGATTATGAAGTCTATGAAGATACTGATGCTATAGCTAAATTTGGTGTAATTATTAAACAGGTAAAAGGTTTTGCTTGTACGTCAAGGGGTCAAGCTAGAAGATTAGCTAAAGCAATACTTTTTGCTGAACAAAATGAATCAGAAATTTGTGCATTTGCAACTTCTATAGATTCTGGTGTTGTCGTCAGACCCGGAACTGTCATTGATATTGCTGACCCTGTCCGATCTGGTGTTCGTAGAGGTGGAAGAGTTAATACAGCAACAACAACTCAAATAACTGTAGATGATTCTGCTGCCACAGATTTACCAACAACAAATAATCCTAAACTAAGTATAGTTTTACCTGATGGAACTGTAGAAACTAAAGATGTTTCAAGTATTTCAGGTGCAGTCATTACAGTAAGTAGTGCATATTCTCAAACTCCAAATGTTAATACTGTTTGGTTATTAGCAAATGATACAGTTGAAGCTCAAAAGTTCAGAGTAATAACAGTAGAAGAATCTGATGGAATAAATTATGCAATTACAGCTTTATCTTATGTTTCTGGTAAATATGATTTTATTGAGGATGGTGCAACATTACCAACACGAACAGTATCAATATTAAATCTTCCAAAAGACCCTCCTTCTGCCTTGCAAGCCGAAGAAAAAATTGTTGAAATAAATAATCAGGCTGTATCTAAACTTATCATCAGTTGGCAACCTATTGTTGGTGTTACGCAGTATCAAGTTAACTATAGATTTAATAATGGTAATTTTATTTCTACAACAGTTTCTTCTCCTGATTTTGAGATATTCAATAGTGATATTGGAACGTATGAAATACAAGTATTTAGTTACAATGCTGCACTACAAACAAGTGCGACTTCTGCTGATTTGACATTTAATGCGGTTGGTAAAACTGCTTTACCCTCAGATGTCACTGGATTATCTGCTGAACCAATAAATGAAAAATTAGTGAGATTACGTTGGAATATATCTACAGATTTAGACGTAACTCATGGTGGTTTAGTTTATGTAAGACACTCAACTAAAACCGATGGAACAGGTACTTTTTCTAATTCTGTTGACCTTATTCAAGCATTAGCTGGAAATACTACAACAGCTGAAGTACCATATCTTGAAGGGGAATATATTTTAAAATTCAAAGATGATGGCGGTAGATTCTGTGCTGGAGAAACAAGTGTAATTATTGATCTGCCTGATAATCAAGCTCCATTACTTACACAAACAAGAAGGGAAGATTTAGATAGTCCACAATTTCAAGGAACAAAAACTAATGTTGCTTATGATGCGACAACAACAAGTTTAAACCTTATTGGGGCTGGTAATTTTGATTCAATAACAGATTTGGATATTGTTTCTTCTCTTGATGATTTTGGAGGTATTGTATCTTCTGGAACTTATGATTTTGGAGGCGCTGCTGGAAGTACTACTCTAGATTTAGGTGCAGTATTTAGTCTTGACCTTAAACGTCATTTTTTAACAGAAGCATTTTATCCTAACGATTTATTT